GAAGATAATCTTGCTTTTTGGAGACGTATTCATCTTCCAATCCTCATGGGTCAAACCCGGAAGTTTGGAGGAAAACATCTTCAGCAAGATGATTTTATTATCTTTACAGAATCTCTCCGTAACTGTTTTACTGATCAAGAACTGAAAGAATTTAAATGGAACGAAGAAGACCCTGAAATTCGGGGTACTCTTTCTGATCCGTTTTGTTCTTGCCAGTTTTCCTCACAATTCAACCGGAATATTCCGATTGCAAGGAAAAGGAGAAAATCCGTTGATTCTGTCGATAGATATTGTTTAAGGAAATTCCCAAGGTGGGAAATCCGAAAACTTATTTGTCGACAAGCTCTCAATTTTAGAGAGTTTTTTCATCGGAATACCTCTAAGTTCTGGAATCAAATTGTATGTTCAGAGCATTTATTGTCTGAAACTTATGATTCTGGAATTTCAAGGACTTCTCCAATTCCTCTGTGTGGTGATAGTAAAACTGTTACATACCGATTTCCTCGTCATCCACCAAAAGGCATTCTTCCTGTTCGAGTTGAACCAATTAAGGAACCCTTAAAGTGTCGCATTATTACTGCTGGAGAAGCTGAGACAAGGTGTCTTAAGCCTCTTCAACAAGCAATGTGGGACTATTTGGGAACCAAAAAGCAATTCAAACTTACCCATGGAACTAAGTTCCTTGAAAGGTCAGTATGGAATTGTCGTTCACTCGATCTTCCAGACCCTAAGATCCAAGAAGGACTTGATCATCTTCTTCAAGGAGAAGACAGTTCTTCTAAAAAGATCTGGGTTTCTGGTGATTATTCCGCTGCTACAGATAATTTTATTCTGGAGTGTGGATCAATCATTTTAGAGAATGCCTTAAAGTATGTTGATCATCAACCTACAAAAGAGTGGGCAATGAAAGAAATGTCTTCTCATTTGTTAGTCTATCCTCCTGATTCTGGGATTTCTCCTGGAATTCAAAGGAATGGACAACTTATGGGAAGTCTACTTTCTTTTCCACTTCTATGTTTGGTAAACGATTCGACTGCAAAACTTGCAGGCGCATCGGATGATGAATATCTTATTAATGGGGATGATATCCTTATGAGGGTCGAACCATCTGTTGCTAATAGATGGAAGACCTTGGCTCCTTCTCTAGGACTAGAGCTTTCGATTGGGAAAACCTTTTTCGATCCTTTGTTTGGTACAGTTAACTCTCAATTATTTTATGAGGGAAAACTCTTACCAACTGGAAAGTTAAAGACTCTCAATCGTCGAACTAAGGTCCTTGGAGAAACTTTCAGAGATTTTATGAGGTTTCATAGAAAAGATGGTCGTAACGAGAATGAACTTATTCAGTTATTCTTGAAACTTAACCGTCCAAATCTACTGAAAACCTTTGAATCAATGAAAGTACCAATTTCTCATGGAGGATTAGGCCTCTTTTCCATTAAAGAAGAGAGTACCGCGAGGAAGGAACAGGATCTTTTAGTTTATCTTAGCAAATTGTGGAGAAAACTTAGGCCCCGAAAGGGAACTCTGAAATTTCCATATTTTGGAATGAAGGAATCAATTCCATCTTCCAACTTGCAAAGTTCACTAGAAAGATCAACCGATGTTGAATGGTCTGAAGGTATCGTGTCTCAAGAAATGAGAGATTCTTCTAGAAGAGTAGATAAGACCCCAGTTCTTCGAACTATTAGGGAACTCATCCGCTCTTCTGAACTCTCACTCTTAGATCTTCCTGATCTTGAGTTTATCCAATTTAAAGAAATGGATTACTCTAAGGAAGATTACTCGAATACCCAAGACTCAATTAACAATCGATTCTTGAACCAATTGTTGGATACTGATGTCATATTTTCTCAAGACGCAAAGAATCTTCTTGAACGTTTTCGTACCATGAGAGAGAACAGGATTCTTTCTTCTCTAGGAATCATTGATTCTGAAAAGAAGGAAGTTCCTTATTCTTCTCTCTTGGATTACGAACTTGTTCCGAAGATTATGTGTCCGGAAAGGTTATGGTCAAAATTTTTCAACTCTGATAAGACTTGGTCTACATATTGTGGACCTGATCTTCCAGAGAAGAAAGGATTTCGACCAAGACCTGTTCCATTTGAGGAGATATCTGATGATGATTTACAGTACATTACTGATTATTCATCAGAGATAACCCAATACGACAGTGATCCATCTTTGGTACTAACTGTTCCAGATTTTGAAGTAGACGAAATCCACGGAATCCATTCTTTAACTCAACCTTTTATTCCTCGGAATTAGGTTCAATTTAAGTTTGGATCTTATGGCCCTTTGAAGTGAATCGTTCATCACTTTTGTTCCGTCAACCTTAGTCATGTAAAG